AGGCGACGACGGAGGATTCTGGACGCGGGGGCACGTTCACGGCGGTTTTGCATGACGAGTTTTCGGCGTGCGATGTGGGGATGGGGATATTGAAGAGCACGCGGAGCGCGACGAGCACGCGGTGGTTTAATTCTACGCCGAAGGGGACGGGGAACGCGCATTACCGGATCGTGCAGTTGTCGCGGCAGAATCCGCGTCAGGTGCGGCCGCTTCGGTTTCACTGGACGGATCACCCGGAGTTTTCGCGGCTGCGCTACGAGCTGGACGGTGAATATCGTCCGGTTCCGTCGAAGGGCGTAAGGCGTGCGGAGTTGGAGGCGTATTTGTCGGAGAACGAGGATTTGATAACCTCGTTGAAGCGGCGCGGATTCTGGGAAGAGTACCGGGTGCGCAGTCCGTGGTTCGACGTGCAGTGCGCGCGGGCGACGACCAAGGCGGAAATTGCGCAGGAATTGGAAATTGATTATGGTGGCGCGGGTTATCAGTTTTTCGATCAGCGGGACATTCAGAGTTTGATCCAGCTTTATTGCTGTCCGCCGAAGTACGTGGGCGATTTGGAATACGACCACGAGACTTTGGAGCCGATTGGCTTCCGGGAGCATGGGCACGGCAATTTGGAGTTGTGGTGCGAGTTGATTCACAAGCAGCCTCCGCCGCGGCCTTACGTGGTGGGCGTGGACGCTGCGGCGGGGACCGGGGCGAGCAACAGCGTGCTGACCGTTTGGGACGCGAAGTCGTCGGAACTGGTCGGCCAGTATGTCGATCCGAATATCAAGCCGGAGCGGTTGGCGCGGGCGGCGATCGCGTTGTGCCGGTGGTTCTGGGACGCCTACATGATTTGGGAGACGAACGGCAGCGGGCGCGCGTTTGGCGATGCGGTGATCGAGTGGGGATACGGGCGGTATTACAAGCGTCCGTCGAAAACGGATACGGGGGAGACGGGGGCGAGCGCGGGCTGGGCGCCGACGCGGGACAACAAGTATCAGTTGCTGAGCCAGTACCGCGGCGCGCTGGCGGACCGGCTGGTTTGCAACCGCAGCGAGCAGGCGATGCTGGAATGCCTGGAGTATCTGTTTTTGGGAAACAATTGGGTCGAGCACAGCAGCTTGAACGAGAACGACGACCCCAGCGGCGCGCGGGATCAGCACGGCGACCGGGTAATTTCCTGCGCGCTGGCGGTGAAGGTGATGGGGGACCAGCCGAAGCAGATAACGGAAGTCAAGCAGAGCCACTCGCCGCTTTCGGTGATGGGCCGCCGGGAGTTGCGGAAGTCGTTGGAGAAGGAATCCGGCAATCCTTACGAGTTTAACTGAGTAGAAATTGGAGGCCGATTCGTTCGGCCACTAAAAGGCATAGGCGGAGTAGCTACCGCCGAGATGCCCTAACGTCGCAGCCTTTAGGGAGGTCGAGCGCATCGGCCTCCCTTTTTTATTGGTGCTGCGATGGATTTCAAAAACCGTGAAGAACGCCGCCGCTTGATGGATATGGTGGACCATTCCAGAAAGAAGCTGGACGGCATACGCGCTTCTCGCCGCAAGCTCCTGGACCGCGCCAAGGGTTCCGAATGGTTTCCCAGCGATGTCGGGGTTCCCATCAACCAAATGGCGATGCAGGAATGGACGCTGGTCCAGCACCTGGCCGGTGGCGAGCCGCGGGCCCTGGTGCTTCCCGGAAGCGCGGGTTCGGAAGCGGCTGCCTACGAACAGACCCTAGCGATCAACGCCACGGCGCAGCGGGTGAACCTGCGGAGAAAGTTCCGCCGGTTGGTGCAGGACGCGCTCTACGGAATCGGCATTTGCCGGATCGGCATGGTGCGCGACAAGAGCATCCCCCTCCGGGATATCGCGCCGGAACTGGACGAAGAAGGCGAAGTCGGCATCGGCCGGATCGAAGTGCAGGTTATTTCCTTGGAATCGTGGGTGCACGATTGCCAAGCGGATTGCCTGGAAGAGCGCGAGTTCTGCGGCCACGCCTATTGGGTTGCGCGAGAGGACATCGAGAAATACCTCCCCGGCGTCAAGCCGTCCGATTTGCAGGCGGAAGAGAAGCGTTGGATCGACGAACACGGCAGCGAAATGGCGGGCGCGATTTCCCGCGGCGTCGATGGGGAAGGCCAATATGCGCTGCGCGACAAGTATTGGCTTTGGGACCTGTGGATTCCCAGGGAAAACGTCATCGTTACCACACCGGTCAACGGCACGGGCGAGTTCGCCGCCGTCAGGCCGTGGAATAGCCGTCCCGGCGGGCCGTATCTCTTCCTGTACTACCGGGAGTTGCCGGATCAAGCGATGCCGCTGAGCATCCAGGCGGATTTGGCATTAGTCCACGATTCGCTCAACAGCACGTTCCGCAAGCTCATCGACCAGACCAAGGAAGCAAAGACGGTCCTCGGCTTCAAACCCGGCCACGAGGGGGACGCGGAAGCCATCCGCGACGCTTCCAGCCGCCAGATCGTGCAGATGCGCGATCCCAATTCCGTGCACGAGTTCAACTTCAACGGACCCGACCAGGCTCTCTTGGGGATGCTGCTGCAAACGCGGGAATTGGCGTCGATCATCGGCGGCAATACGGACGTGCTGGCGGGCCTCGGCGCGCAGGCTCCCACCGCCACGCAAGAGCAGATGGTATCCCAGAACGCGAGCGGAAAGGTCCAGTTGCACGAAGTGGACACGGCGAACTTCCAAGTGGAAGTCTTCGAGGCGATTCGCTGGTATCTGTACCACGAGCAGATCGAGCCGATTCCCCTGATCGGGCAAGTGGAAGGGACCGACGTGCGCTTCAGCACGTACTACGATTCCTTCAAGGCGCAGTCCCAGCCGGGCGCATTCAATTCCTACGAATTGAAAATCGAGCCTTACACGGGCGTCTATCGCTCCCCGGAACAGCGGTTCCAATCGCTGATGATGCTCTGGGAGCGGCTCATCATGCCGGGAGTTCAGTTGGGAGTGCTGGATAAGACGCCGGATATGGACCGGCTTTTGGAGATTGCGGCGCAGTACCTCGATATGCCGGAAGTGCGCGGCCTGTTGCGGTTCGTCGCGCCGGAAGAGCAGGAAATGGCGGCGAGCGGCGAGGCGCGGCAGTCGCCAACCACCACCAGAAACTACATTCGCCGCAGCGCGCCCGGGCCGACACGCGCCGGAAACGCGATGATGGCGATGCAAATGATGAAAGCAGGAAATGAGTAAGAAGAGAATCGGCGTTCCCGCCATCGTCGGCCAGAAGCGCGACGTGAGCTTCTCCCTGCGCGTCGGCAAGCGGCAGATCGCCGCCGCCAACGAAGCGGCAAAATCAATGGGATGCGGAGAGCCGTTCCGTGCGGACGGCTTTTTCGAGGGCACGCGCGCCGAGAAGAAGCGATACATGCGGGAGTTAAACCGCCGCCGCGCCGACCTGGGCGAACCCCGCCTGGTGAACTTCGACGGCGGATACGGAGACGAAACCTAGGAGGTCTTGAGATGAGCGAAGAGAATGCCGCCGTGGCGGAACCGGTTGACGATGCGACGATCGTCAACGACGAAATCAACGAAGAGCAAACGAACGATAAGCTCGTGGCGGACGTGGCGAAAATGCTCGGACGCGACGAAACCGGAGAAATAACCGGCGCGCCGGAGAAGCCCGCCGACGAACCGCCTGCGGAAGAGCCGCAGCGCGAGATTCCCGCGCTGAGCGAGGAATTGCAAGCCCGCGCGGAAGGGGCCGGACTCACGAAAGAGTTGGCCCATAGTCTCCACCAGTCCGGTCAACTGGAAGAGACGCTTGCGGCGTTCGACAGAAAAATGATCGAACGATTCCAGTCCCGCGAGACTGAGCAGCCGAAGGAGAAGCCCGCGCGGCAGGAACATTCGCCGCCGGAGGAGCCGAAGGCGAAAGACTATGAGGAAGTTCCCGACCTGGACCCGGAGACTTACGACGAAGCGCTCGTGAAGCGTGACGCCTATCACAAGCGGCGGATCGACGCGCTCGAAGCGAAAGTCGCGGAGCTTTTGGAGGACAGGAAGACGGATTTCGACAGCAGGTTTGACGGCATGATCGACGGCCTGGACTGCGAAGAATTGTTCGGCAAGGGCGAGAACGTCCCGCCGGACAAGCAGGCCAACCGGGACAAGCTGTTCAAAGCCTACAAGGCGGTATGCCAGATGCACGACGTTGACCCGCGCCGATGCGACGTCAAGTGGGGCAAGCGCGCCCTGGCAGCCATGTTCCCCGAAGAAGTTTTTACCAATGCACAAAAGCGGACGGTAGCGCGCTTGCGGGATGCGGAGGGGAAGTTTTTGCATTCGTCGAACACCGGCGGCGGGCCTCCCGCCAAGGCGATGACGGATGCGGAGTCCCATTCGCAGCTCGTGTCGAAAGTCGCGTCCTACTTGAAGAAGCAGGGCGTGCAAATGAGCGGCGTGTAATCCGTCCGAGAAAGGAAATTACGCTATGGGTTTGCAAGCTGAACAGATCGCCGACATCGTGTCGATGGTCAAAGACGCCGAGGAAAGAGGCACTTATACGCTTCTGACCACGGAACTGCAAAAATATCCGGCCATGCGCCAGCTCTTCCAAGGGAAGGGACGGCGGGAAAAGGGAGGCGAACAGCTTTCCTTCAACGTCATGGTCGCAAGCAACGAATCCGCGCAGACCACGAGCCTGTTCGCGGAAATCGACGTGGCGCAAGCCGACCTCTTCAAGGTGGGCCGCGTGCCGTGGCGGCATGTTACGAACTACTACGCCTTCGACGAGCGAGAGCCGGTCCTGAACTCCCGCCCCGACGACCTGGTGGATATCGTCAAGGGCCGCCGTACCGACTGCTTCGTCGATCTGGCGAAGAAGTTCGAGACCTGGTTTTGGGAAGCTCCGGTCGGCTCGGAATCCGCCGACGACGCGCCGCCTTTCGGCGTAAAGTATTGGGTCGGGCGCAACAACACCGATCCGAACGGCGCGTTCCAGGGCGACGGCACGAACGCCGCGCCGGTGGCCGCTTTCACCAGCGGCTGCGCGGGATTGTCCTCGCTGGATTACCCGGAGTGGCAGAACTACTCGGTCGGCTATTCCGCGGTGAGCGAAGACGATTTCGTCGCCCGGCTGGACAAGGCCGCCTGGTCGTGCGACTTCGAGAATCCGGTGGCCATTCCCGGCGCGGTCTCCGCGCAGTACGGGTATTACACCACCTATCCGGTATTGGCCGAATTGCGCGCAATCGCCCGCAATCGGAACGACAACCTGGGTTACGACCTGCAAAGCCGGAACCCGACCTACATGGGCAGCCAGATCATGGCCGTCCCCTACCTTACCATCAACGACGCTACGGAGAGTCCTTTCTATGGGATTGATTGGAGCGTGTTCCGCCCGACCTTCCTTCGCGGCGAGTGGATGAACGAGGTGATTGTTCAGCGGCCTGGAAAGCAGCACCGCACGGTGGTGACGTTCGTGGATTCGTCCCTGAACATCGAGTGCAAAAACCGCCGCAAATTGTTCGTCCTTTACAAGGTGTAGCCGCAAGGCGCAACCCGTTACAAAACATAACTCATAGCAAGGAGCGATACGCATGACTACGGTTCGATTGAAAAACAACCTGGGCGCAGCCGACAATAGCCGGTTGTTCAGCCCGAACATTTGGGGCGATTGCCCCTTGGAAGCCATCCGCAATGGGCGGATGATCGGCATGATCTTCGAGGACGACTTTACTCAAGGTGGCCTGATTACCTCGCCGACAACTTCCGCCGCCCTGGTGGGCCTGAACTACAGCGGATTCGGAAGCTCCGGCGCGACCATCACCTACTCTAACGAATTGGGCGGAGGGGTGGTTATCGCCGAAACGACGGACGACGAGGCGTGCTCGATCTTCTCGCTGTCGCATTGCTTCCAGTTGGGAAGGACCAAAGGGCCGCTCTGGTTCGAGGCCCGCATCAAGCCTTCGCACACCGCCACGACGGAACAGGCCATGTTCCTCGGACTGGCGGATTCGACGGCGAAGATCGTTACCGTCCCGTTGACGGCTTCCGCCGGAGCCTTGGCCGACTTGAATCTCGTTGGTTTCCACAAGCTGGACACCGACCTGACGAGCGTCAAGACGGCCTATAAGGCCGACGGCGAAACGGCGGTAACCCTGGAAACCTGCACGTCGGCACTGACTGCCGCGACCTATGTGAAGCTCGGCTTCAAGAAGGACGCCAACGGCCTGTTGAGCTTCTACATCAACAATCTGAGACAAGACGTGACGTTCCAGATCGTCGATGATACGGACGACGCTTCCAACTCGCTGTTCCCCGGCGATACGCTGCTGGCTCCCTGCCTCAGTATGCACCTGGGCGCGGCGGCAAGCGACAACACGATCACCTTGGATTGGTGGCGTTGCGTTCAGTTGGCGTAATTGCCGAACGATTCGGGGGGCGGGTTCGCGCCCGCCTCCCGGCTTAGGAGATTCGATATGGCGATCACAGCCGGAACCGCCGTTGAAGTATCCCATACCAGTTCCGCCGCCTCGCTGTCTTGCGGAGCGGCGTCTGGCGGGACCGCGCCCTACACCTACCAGTGGTATCGGTCAACCACGCCGGCATTCACGCCGGGTGGGGGAAGCCTTCTTTCCGGCGCAACGTCCCTGACGCTGTGCGACATTGGGCTTACGGCCGAAACCAAATACTATTACGTCTGCCGCGCTACGGATGCCGTAGCGGCCACGGCGGACTCGAATGAAGTCGGCATCTGCACGGACGCCTCGCCCAGCGCGGTTGCCTTGTATGCCAATCTGCGCATCAGCATTGCCGATTACCTGGGCTGGACGCGAAGCAGCGGCAACTGGTCGGCGGATGAAATATCGCGGCTTGACGAAATCATCAATGCAGGATATCTGCAATTCATCTATCCCGTCCCGCTGCAAAACGAGGCGACCGCGCATCGGTGGAGTTTTCTCAGGCCGACGGCGACGCTGACCACGGCGGCGGACCAATATCTTTACGATCTTCCTTCGTCATTCGGCGCGATGGTTGGCGACCTCGTTTATGACGAAGCGGAGAGCGTTCACGGCGTAATCGAACAGACTACGCCGGGAATGATCGACCGCAACCGCGCCTGTAACAGCGCGGCGGGCAGGCCGCATCTTTTCGCCTTGCGCCCGAAAACCGTAGGCATGGCTTCGGCGCAAGTAACGGAACTGATGCTCTACCCGACGCCCGACGCGATTTACGAAATCGTCTATCACTACGATGCCAAGGTCGATCCGCTTTCGGCGTCGAACGCCTATCCTCTGGGCGGGCAGGCGCACAGCGAAACCATCCTCCAATCCTGCCGGGACGTGGCGGCGGCCCGCTACAAGGACGACGCTGCCGGACGGGAGCACGCCATGTATTTGGAGCGGCTGCGCGCTTCCGTCGAGGCCGACCGGCGACTCAGCCCGAAGACTTTAGGCTTCAACGAGGACGGTCGAAAGTTCACGCATTTGCGGCACGGTTCCGATTTCACGGTGTCGCTCAAGCACAATCTCGGTTAATGAAAGGCTCGATAAAATGGCAAAGTTAATTGGCGGAAAAGTG